TCTTCGCCTCGAAATTGTCCGAGGTAACTGTGTAGCTCATTTTTCTCCTTATCCCCAAACGGTGAGACGGTAACGGTATGAAAGAAACTCAATATCTCCAGCGGTATAATTTCCCGCTTCGGCTGATGTGACACGCAAAGTATTGCAGGCCCCACCAAGAGTTAAATCAGATTCAATTGCTGCCTTGATTGAGTAAGCCCCGCTGCCTGCAAGGTACTTATCAAGATCGTTTTGACCTGAGCGCTCTGTGAAACGCTGAACCAAAACAACAACATCTAGGTTTGCCTGGTCTAAACCACGGGCATTGTTCAAATCAAAAGTAAAATCTAACTGGCCAACAATTGCTGCTGGGGCAACTGGCACTGTAGGTATTAACTCGTACACTCGCATACCCTGAATAGCCTCTAGGTTGGCTTTTAAGCCGTTTCTAACCTCACTTGGTAACATTAGACGGCCATGCCATTATTCTTGCGCAATGGGCGCAGCAAAGCCTCAACATCGGCATCTAGCTTTGCAGCCAAACGCACTGTTCCCAAATCTGTGTTGCCAGCAATGCCAAAAGGTGACTGGTTACGCAGAAATAGGCGTGCGGCTTGAATTTTTGCTGCAGTCTTTACCTCATAAGGCACTGCGCTCCAACCAAAGATGCCCTTGATGCGAACAGATTGTGGCAATAGTTGTGGAAAAACATAAGAACCAACTGCTAAAACGCGAGTGCGAGGCCATCCACGGGAAGGATTATTGACAGGCTCAAACATTCTATCTGAGACAGTCCAAATTGTTGAATAATTTTGATCAAAATAATCATCTGTTGCAATCTGTGAAATGCTCACAAAATCATCAACAGGCAAAATCCACCAGTTATCAGGGGTGTAATAGCGTGTTGCTGGCAACAATTCAGTGCCATCCGTGTAAAAGAAACGGCCACAATAATCATCAATTTGGCGTGAAGCGGTTGCAATAGCAAGTTCAAGGGCAGCATTGTCCATTGAATCTTCAAGGTTCAACGCTGATTTTACATCGTTGAGTGTGCAATAACCGTTAGTGATCGCCACGCTTTATTCTCGTTTCTACTTTGGGAAGCATTGCCTTTTCCAGTTGCGGAATCGCGGTAGCAGTTTCCTTTGATTTTACCTTAATTCTTAAAATTCTTTTTATGCGTTCCATATATCGTGCTGCCTATCATCTAGCCAATAACTTTTTGAATGAGGCAAAATCGCGCCAGTGTGGGCATAAATTGGAAATCCTAGTGAGCGAACTCGGCGGCAAAACTGTAAATCTTCGCCTATCCATTCGCCGTTAATTGGGCCATCCCAAAACCAGCACCAATCTTGCCCCTGATGTGGGTCGGCATCTGCCTGAATTGCCTCAAGCACGCTGCGGTGAATTAGCAAACATCCAGTACCTGCTGCATCTACTTCAAAAACTGAATCTTTATCATACTTATTTAATGGCAAGAAACCTTCAGGGGCATCTTGAAAAATTGTTGGCACTGGTTGTGGGTATGGATAACCTGTTTCAAAACTAGCAAATACCAAACCTGCTATAACTGGGCGCTCTTTATCATGTGCAGCTTCAATCAATTTATCAAATGCTTCAAGAGAAAGTTGCTCATCTGAATCCATCATTAGCAACCAATCAGATTTGGTTTCTAAAAATTGTTTTACTAAACGATTGCGTTGCTTTGAAAGCAATCCTGAACCTTTGATTCGGATGAATGGGCCAAGTCGTGATGATCGTGACTGAGCAACCTGAATCAAACTAAATGCAAATCCGCCGTTAACTGTTCCTGGGTCGCAACTGCCAATTGAAACTTTATGTGCTGACTTCATAGATTCCCCCGAATCATTTAAGAAGTAAGAGGCGGGTTAGTCGGGGGAGAAAAACCCGCCTCTTACAATTTTTAACTTTCGATTAGAAAGTTGGTGCTACCAAACCAGTGCCTGAAATAATTGAGGCTGCTAGTGGGTAACGCTCTGCAGAAAATGCGCCGTAACCATAAACAACTGTCTTTAGAGTCAAAGACCCTGCAATTGTCTGATCGAATGAAAGCGCAAATGGTGTGCCTGGCTGCTCCCATAGGTGCATTTCAGGTGCTGCAACGCAATAGATTTCATCCTGGTTTGTTGCCGCACCAAGATTTGTCAAAACATTTGCATCAGTAATTACTGGCAGACCAAGAATTGTGTAACCTGCGTTACCGTATCCTGGCAAGCCTGCGCCTGCTGCAACTGCGTTCATTGGGCCGTTTGCAGTTGGTACTGCTAGTGGGCGGCCTGTTGTGTCTGAAGAAGCAAGAATTGCTGCTAGACGGCGTGGGTGCATAATCCAGTGTGTTGGAGCAATGAAAACATTGCTTTCAACCTGCTGGTAAGCATCTGCCAACTTTGAGTAAAGAAGTGCAGTTGTTGGTGTTGTTGCAGTGTAAGTGATTGCGTTTCCACCTGAAGCGCGGATTCCCTTGAATTGGCCGTTTGAGCCTGTTCCGTTTAGAACCTGAGCATCAACTGTTGTGTGCCATGAACGGATTAGGTCAGCGATAACAAATGTATCAATGCCTGTTCCGCGCTCTACTGCCTGGCGTGATAGGTCCTGTTGTCCAGCGATTGTGCGAACTGGAATTGTCAACAGTGTATCGTCAGCATCAGTATTTGAAACTGCAGTGTTCTGTGTTTCCTGAACAGCCGTTGATGTTCCTGTTGTCATGCGTGAAATGTTTAGTGTCATTCCAGCTTGAGGTAGTGAGTGCTTTGATGTTGCGAAGTCTGCAGTTGGACGGCCTGCGCGTGCATAAGGTGCAGCAAGGTCAACTAGGTATTGAGGAACTACAAGTCCTTCAAAGTTTCCAGTTGCAACTGCGCGGCGCTCAATTGATTCTTCCTTTGTGTGGCGTGCAAGGCGCTCTTGTGCTGCGTAGTCATTCTTGAATTGTGCGTTGAACGCATCCTTCACGAATGAAACTTCAGCCTCTGGTGAGTATGTGCGTGCTTCGCGTGTAACAGTTGTTCCACCAACAGGTGTAACTACTGCTGCTACTGCTGCGCGTGCTTCAGATGCCTTAGCATCTGCAGTTGCTTGTGCAGTTAGCTTTTCAATCTTTGAATCTAGTGCGCGTGATTCTTCAACAAGGGCATCAACCTTTGTTGTTTCTTCATCAGTTAGGTCGGTGCGTGATTCTGCGGCTACTGCCTCAAGAATTGCATCCATTTCAGCCTTAACTGCATCGCGGCGCTCGACTACATTGTCAAAATATGACATTTAGTGATCTCCTATGAGTTGTGTGAATGTGGTTTTGAGGTGGTGGCGATAATGCTCACGGCGCTAATGGGTGTGAGGTCGCTCCGACTTCGAATCTGCTACGAGTGCAGCAGAAAGTTATTTTGTATTGTTGATAATTGCTTGGGCTAAACGCAATGAAATTGAACGGCCTGCTGCATCGGCTGGCATACCTGTTGGCTCTAACTCAACTTCAGGTTCTTCAACTTCAACCATTGGTTCAAGTGTGTTAAGTCCAAGAACAACCTCAAGCATTGTTTTGCCTTCTTCAAGTGAATCGTAAGAATCTGAAATCTTATCAAGAACGGCTTGAACAACAATCATTGATTCGCCATCTAGTGCGCGACCTTCTTTGATTGCATCAATTGCATTGCGCAATGCCTCGCGTGCTTCAACTGTTGTTGTTGGGTAGGCAGGGTAAGTAACCACTGAAACATCTCCATCTGCTAATGAAACCTCTGTAAGAGTGCGCATTGAGCGATCTTCATTGTATTTTTGACGAATAACACGAAAAGCAAAACTCATTTGGTCAACATCGCCGCGCTCAATTAACTTGTAAAGATCACGACCTTCATTTGTATCTGCAATAATTGCATCCATAAACAAACCACGCTCATCTTCCATCAAGGTTAATGTGCCATTCTTAGTGCGAGCTAATGGCAAACCTTCATGGTTGATAAGCAAGCGCACATCAGGTGTTTCGCTAAGTGTTTTACGAAATGCACCAGGGGCAATTGTCTCAATAAATGGCATTGGAACACTTGGGTCATTGAAAACCGCTGCGTATCCGCGAAGGCGCATTGTGCCATCCTCAGCCTGTCGTGCTTCAACATCTTGTACCGTAAATGTACGGCGTTCAATTTTTTTCACTTTGCTCCTTGAGTTAACTTCCCCGCCTGGTTCCATATCTTCGGAAATTGAAATTGCAACCATCTGATCTATTGCTTCTTGCTTTGTATCGTGGCAAGCAATTGTTGTATAAGAACCATCTGATTCTTCTTTAACAGTTGCCCATGTTGAACAATCGGCTTGCTTATCGCTGACAAAATAAGGCATTACTTAACCTCATAAACGGCTGCTGGGTCGGCTGGGTCAATTGTTGATACTTGTTGCAATTGGCTAGATGGAACGCCAGTGTGCTTCATATCAGGCAAGCCAACTGCCTTTGTGACCGCTGCTGGGTCAAAGCCAACTTGAATTAAACTTGATGCAATCTCAGTGCGCAGTTTCAAACCAACATCCTTTGCATCTGCTGCATCAATGTTTTGCAGTGGAACGCGGTACTGATCGCCAGCTTCAATTGGTGCCATGTCCTCGTAAGCATGAACATCATTGAGTGAAAGGAAACCTTCACGCAATCCCTTTGTGTAAGACTCGTAACGCTCAAGTGTTGTGCCACGAAGTAGCGCATCTAAATTGAAACGAATGAATCCATCCTTTTCAGGCAGCAATGATGACATTGCTTGTTCAATGCGTTCCAAGATTGGGCGTAATGAATACTGAACAAATGAAAGATTTTGTGCTTCAACTGATGCAAATGACATTGCACCCGCTACTGGATGGCCAAGTAATGCCAAAGGAATACGAAAAATGCGAGCAACTTCTTCAATTGAAAACTTACGAGACTCCAACAATTGAGCATCTTGGGCGTTAATTGTTAATGGTTCAAATGTTGCGCCACCTGAAAGGATGCCAATTTTGCCTGCGCGATAAGGACCAACATGAGTAAGGTTCCAATTTCGACCCATATCTTGAGCCTGCTCTTGAGTTAACTCGCCAGGAACTTCAATCACACCACCAGGGTTTGCTGCATTTCCAAAATATGATGCTGCATAAGTATCTGCTGCCATTGCTGAACCCAAAGTTGTACGGCAAGCGGCAATTGGTGAAAGGCCGTAAAGCTGACCAGGCAAACGGAAATCAGGAATGTGCAAGATGTCACGGGCTGATAGGCGCTGCTCATATAAGCCTTGCATATCTTTGATCTTTACAAAATAAAGTAGTGGCTCGCCTGGACCCTGGCGTTCAATACGAACATTGCGTGGGTCAAGCACCCAAGTTTCCATGACTTCATCATTATCATCACGGATTAAAAGAATATAAGCGTTGCCATTGAGTTTGAATGAGGTAACAATCTGCTCATAAAATTCAAGGCGCGTTGTTTCAGGGTTAGGATTTTGAACCCAATTTGGTGTTTCACCATAAACGGCAGCGTAAGAAAGGCGTGCGCGACCACGGCGAACATAGGCATTGACTGGTAATGATGAGATTGTGTCTGACAAAAGACGGATACAAGCATAAACAGAGGACATTCTGATTGCTGTTTCTTCATCAACAACAACGCCTGCCAAAGTTTCATAGGCAGGGCGCCCTGGAATCAGCGGTTCAACAAATTGATTATTGTTTGAACGCTTGTCATTGTTGTTGCGCAGTCGGTTTGATAAACTCATTAGTTAGCCTTCTCTGTAATCCATACTAGAAAAACACCTGCAACAATTAAAGCTAATGGAACTGAAATCATTGCAAGGCCAGTTGTTGCAAGCGTTACGCCTACAACTTCAACTGCAACTGATAGATCAATCTTCTTCATTATGCTCCCTATACCTGAATTGAAAAATACCTAGCAACTGGTGCTGGCGGTTCGGCTGGTTGTGTAGCGCGATCATAGCCAAAGATTGAAGCAACGGCGGCATCCACCTTACGCCTGCTACTTGCTTTGGCAACCATAACACCACGACTTGATTGTTTTGTTACGCAGTTGGCAATATGCCTAGCAAGTCTTTCGTCTCCATCGTGGGTGAATGATTGGTTCACAACGCCTTCGTAGAATTTTTGTGTTGCGGGTACCATATTTGAAGCACTGTTGGGGTAACTAACAACAGGCAAGCCTTCTTCATCAAGAACCATAAAAGTT